CACCGCCGGAGCCGTCGCGCCGTCGCCGGTGTAGTACCGGTTGCCGTCCACGAATCCGGTGCTCGAGGCGTGGGGCTTGATGACGAACTTCGCCGACGCCGTGTTGTTGGCCAGGTGGTTGCCGATGATGTGGTTCTCGATCATGGCGGCGTTGCTCAGATCCAGCAGCACGCCAGACGCCGCGGTGGCCACCTCGGCCTGGATCATGTTGTCCAGAATCTTGAGGCGGTCAGTGGCGCCGGTGGTAGTCAGCACGGTCGTGATGACCGAGCCGACGCCGCCGTGGAAGTTGTTCCCCGCGATGGTCATGTCCTTCGCGCCGGCCGTGGTCGTGATGCAGTTCGTGCAGAGCTGATCGGAGTCGATACCCACCTCTACATCGTTCCGCAGGAACGTGAAGCCAGCAGCGGAGACCACGAAGGCCGTCGCCACCGTGAGCGCCGTGGTCCCGGCCGGTCCCGCCGCCAGGAAGCGACAGTTGGACATGGTCACGTTCGCCTTGTTGACGAGCACGGTGCTCGTCGCAGTCGTGAACGTGAACTGGGGCCGGTCGGGGCCGGTTCCCCGGCCGATGATCTTCACACCGGCCACCAGCGGCCAGGAGTTGGCCACCGCCAGGTTCTCCGTATGCCCCTGGAGCACGTAGATGACATCCCCTCGGCTCGCCACGCAGTAAGTGAGGGCCTTCGCAACGGAGGCGATGAGCAGCGGGCGCAGGTGGGGCGGATCGTAGTCGTACGAGACAACGTTGGTGCCGTCGCCGCGAACGAAAAAGACGTTGCCGCTGGGCGGAACCATCTGCGCATAGCCGACGTCCAATCCCGTCGTGAACGGGATGTATGGCATCAGCGGTACGTCGTGCTGTCCGTCGAGGCTCATGCGCTCCTCCTACGTATTCCCCTGGTACCACCCGCGCGGGTTGGACCAGCCGTTCGACTTGCGGTAGCTGACGCCGTACTTCATGACCTCGGCGTCGTTGTCGACCCAGGTGCGGCTTCGGATCTTGCGGCGGTTCTTCCACTGCAGGCCGTTCTCGCAGTCGGTGATGGCGCCCCAAGCGGTGGTGGAGGCCGCATCCCAGTACATGACCGGAACCACCTGGATGCCGGAGTGAGAGCCCTTGGGGCCCACCACGTTCAGTTCGTTGGCGTTCGACTCGGGCACCTGAGCGCTGCCGACGATGCCCTCCCACACCGCCCACTGGGCGAGGGGGCACACGATCTTCTTGAGCCGGTACCCCTCGATCAGGCCGTCATTGCTGACGTACTTTCCGATCTTGGTGATCGCCGAGATGAGCGCGGCCCGCGACGGCGTCTGGTAGACGTCGGCGATGTTCGAGAAGGTCCCGCCGTAGGGCAGCGTGTGCGCCGAGGAGCCGAGCACCTGACCGTCACCGCCGACGTAGCCGGCGGTCGTCGACCGGATCAGCATGTTGGTGGCGTCGTAGTCCTGGCCCTTGTAGGCAGACCGCATCAGGCGCTTGGCCGCGTTGATGTACTTGGTGTACTTCGCGTCCTCGAGCGCCTCCTCGGAGATGTGCAGGTGGAGCGCGAAAGTCCGGCTGTTGTACCGGGTCTCGTACCCTTCCTGAATGCTGCCCACGGCAGCCTGCGCGCCCTCCGCCTTCTCCTGGGGAAGCAACGAGCCAGCGACCTCCTGGTCGATGACGTAGTTGTCCTCCATGGTGTTGACGTCGCACCACTTCGGGTAGATGAGGTCCCCTGACCCCATTGCCGGGTCGGTGATGACGTTGTCGAGGATCGCCTTGAGGCTGCGGTATACGTTCCCTGTGATGATGATGGGCATTGGTTAGACTCCCGTCGCGCTGCCAGGAACCGTGTCGGCGTTGTCCTCGTTCACGGTGACGCGGACCTTGTAGTTCACGCTGGTCACGTCGTTGTCGGGGCTGTTGACGATGTCGAGCACCCGCCAGTTGGCGGTGGCCGTCCCCGGCGAACTCGTGTCGAGCACGAAGCCGCTGCGGCCAGAGCTGGCGTTGCCCGCCGTGGCGACGAAGTCGCAGTTGTTGCCGACGAGGTCCTGCGCCGCAGTGATCGAAGCGGCCGCGGTATTCGCGTCGCACTCGAAAATCTGGTACTGCGTCGGAATCAGGCTCAGGATGCTCGCCTGCGGGTTGCTCACCGCCGGAGCTCCGGTGTACGTGGTCGACGCCGGCAGGTAGTTCCCGGCGACGATGGCTCCGTCGGAGCGCTTGTACCGGACGACGCCCACGACGACGTAGGCGAGAGTCAAGTCGCCGGCCGCGGCGACGATGACCGTGCCGTCGGAGACGCGCTTGACGATGTCACCGGTGAAGATTGCGGTGCTGTTGTTGCTGGCAACGGGCATCTCCTCGACGGGCGCGGTATTGCCCCCGAGGCGACTGCGTACCCAGCGGAATCCACCGACTGCGATGTTCGCCATGGCTAACTCCTCATCCGTTCGACGTATTCGTCGCTGTGGGGCATGCCGTCGCGCTCCCAGGGTCGGCTGTAGATGCCGCCACCCAGGTCCTGTCGCGAACTGCCGACGGCCCGTTGGTAGTTGTCCGCGGTCTTGCGGGCGCGCTCCTGCATCTTCCGCTCGACCTCGACGGGAGCGGACATGAGCACGTCGCCCATGAAGGTCAGCGCAGCGCCGTCGGCGGCGGTAGGGCCACCCAGGATGCGAGGGCCGTCCTTGCGAGACGTCTCGACCACGAACCCATAGCGAGTCAGCAGGTCGACTCCAACCAGGTTGTTCGGGGACGCGAGTCGGTAAACGCGATTCGGGTCGCGGTTTACGATCTCGACTTGGTCATTGATGTCGCCGTCGACGGGACGGGACGGGGGATCGATGCGCTTTTCACCCAAGGGAAACAGATTCTTTCCCCGCGCGCCGTCCTGATTCGTCCGCTCACCGCTTGCGGTCTCCGGCGGGACATCAGCGCTCTCAACCTGCGTGGCCGGCTGCCACGTGGCTCATTAAGCCTCGCTATTTACAACGAGCCTGTCAACGGGTCTTCCCTCGCTGACAGGCTCGCATTATCACGCCGCTGAACCCTCACGGTCCTGCCGGCGCAGCAGTTCCGCCAGCTTCGCGTATGCCTCGTTCTCGCTGAGGTCGGGCCAGTTGACCCGCGCCATGCGCTGCTGCTCACCGCTCAGGGTGATTTCCCTCGAGCCAGTGCGAGCTCCCGCCTGGGCCGGGATGCCGCCCATGCGCTGGCGCTCGACGTCGGAGGCGGCGGGCCGCTGCGCCGGCCGCAGCTGGAACTCAGCCACGGTTTCGTCCATCGCCTTGCGCACGGTGGCCATAGTGGCTGGGGCGCCGCGGGCGATCATGCGGCGATACGAAGCGTCAGCGAACTCGAACGCTGGATTGGTGCGTCCGTCCGGGCCGCGGTAGCCCACCACCTCGGGGTACTCGGCCTGGATGAGAGGCACCATGCCGTTCTCCGCCGGTCGCTGCGCCTGCGCCTGCTGGAACTCCTGCAACGCCTCCTGCTTCGCGGCCAATTTCACGGCGCGGTCGCGCTCGCGGTTGATCTCGTAGTACTGCTTCCGGTACTGCGCCTTCTGCTCCGCGGGGAGGTTCGGCATGTTGAACAGCGTAGAGACCATCTCCTGGCGCTCGTCGAGCTGGGTCATGTAGGCCGAGAACGGATCCTGGCCACCAGCCGGCACCTGCTGTGCCGACGCCGGGGCCAGGCGCGACAGGACGTTGGTGTGCAGGTCGTTCATCTGGCGCTGAAGCACGGCATTTTGCTCGCGCAGCAGGCGAGCCTCCTCCTCGTGCTTCTTGTAGGCCGCGCGCCGGTCCTTGCGGGTCTGCGGCTCGGCCTCTCCGACGATGACATTGCCGTCTTCGTCAGCCTTGACGCTGGGCTTGGGCTGCGGTTTCCCGCGCTCTCCTGCCCCAGCCTCCTCCTCGTCGTCGTGCCCCTCGAAATCGTCGCTTACTTCCTTAGTTGCCATGTCACTCCTTTATCCAACGTAGCTGGGCGGGTCGAAGCGGGGCGCGACGTCGCCGTCGAGGTACTGGTACCTGTGCTGGCCCCGGTCCTCGCCCTCGGAAGACAGGGTGACCTTCACCTTGCCCTCGCGGATATACTGCTGCAGGGTCTCGCTTCCGACGACATCGCCGGCCCGCAGAAAGAGAAACTCGATGACGCCATCCTTCTCGGTGCGGTCCACCTCATGCCGCCACGGAGACAGACGAGCGACCCAGACCATGTGACCGAGGCCCATGCCGTGCGAGCGCAGGTAGTCGCGCGCGCCAAGGCCGGCGCTCACCAGGATGCCCCGAGGCGTTTCGTTCTTCTCAGCGGCCATCTTCGTCTGCGGCTTGGCGATGAGGCCGCCCTCCATGTACGTGTCGCGCGCGGCCTTCGCCTCGGGGACCGAAAACACCACGATGCGGTCATAGGCCGCCTCGTACGGCCACGGCGGGACCTTGTAGCGTTCGATCATCTCGGACAGCAGGTCCGCCATCACTTCACCCCGGCGTATCGGATCGCCAGCTTTAGGCCGCGAATCTGCCCAGCCATGCGCACGATGTTCGGCGTGAACGCCACGTCCACAGCGCCGGTCTGGGCGACGTCCATCAGGGCGCGTTCGCACGCTCCGGCATCGGCCACAAGGCGCTTGAGATACGCCTGCGTCGCCGCGCTCCCCA